AACGCGAGAAGCGAGTTGCGTCCACGTCTTAGCCTTGCTGCTCGGCTTTTCGCGGTTGTTGTCAACGTTGGAGATGAACGACCCGCCGAGAAACGAAACGAGGTCGAGCCGGTTATACGCGCGATCTGCCGCGTAGCTTCCGGTTGGATTAATCGCCGCACCGGGCTCGCCTTTCGGTCCCGGAACCGCCGCAAATTCCGCGGCCTTCTTCTGCGCCTCGAATTCCACGCGCGACAACTCGGAACTGAATTGCGTCACAAGCCGTCCGAGTTGCTCTGAGATGCCGGCAATTTCGCCGCGAAGCTGACCAGCCGACGAATCGACGCGCGCAAACGCATCGGCGTCAGCCTTCTTCAACTCGGCAACAACCGCGTTGACCTGCTGGTCGATCGCAACGCGCTGCTCCTCTACCCGCTGCGAGAGCGCGCCGAGATTGTTGTCGAGAACGTGAAATTGCAGAGCCTTGATTCCACTCACGGCGGCGTTTAGCGTCGCGAGCGCTGACTCAAGCGGACGCGCCTGCGTGGACAATTCGGACTCGACTCGCTCGAACCGCGTTTTGATGTCAGCGAGGGTTTCGGCCAGTACCAGAAACTCCTCGGAAGGCTGCGCGTGATTCTTTTCGGTGCTCATGTGATCAGTTGGAAAGGACGTCAAAGGTTTTTCGGATCGCGTCTGCGTCCGCCGCGGATTGCTTTAGCGCGCGACGAAGCGCCGCGGTTCGCTCAACGCGATTGGCCAGCCGGGCCATGCTGTGTTTGCGGCGATTCAGGATGCGGTCGAGTGCGCTGCGCGCGGTGATGAACTCGACATCTTCCTCCTCTTCGTCATCCGGTCCCGCTTTTGCGAGTGCGGTTGTCGGGTCTTCGGGTTTTTGCGCGACGCTTGCGGCTTGTGCTTCCGCGGCGGCCACTCCTACCTTTTCTCCAGCGGCGGCGGCGGCGCTTGGCGTGCTGGGCAGCATCTTGCCGACGACGCGGATCGTTGTCTCTGGCACGTCGTATTTGTCGGCGAGCCGCGCGACTTCGGCCGCAACCTGCGCGTTTTCCTCGAGCCGCTCGAAGGCGTCGCGGTCCTGCTCGGCGGCGATTTCCTGCAACGATTTCGCGCCGACCGCGTTCTCGTTGATGTTCGCGTCGCTCTCGCGCCCAACGTCGATCGTCAGCTTCGCCGGGAAACGGAACGAACCGCGCAGCGCACGCTTGAGCGCCTGCACGCTCGATTCGCCCTCGAGTTTCTTCGGCAGCGGCAACTCGTCGTTCGAAATCGCGTTCATCAGTACCGCATCGCGAATCGGTTCAAGCAACTTCGAGCACAGCGTCGCCTTGTGCCGCGCGAAAGAGCGGTCGGCTTGGGCAAACTCAGCGCGCACACTCGGCCCCTTGTAATCCTGGGTGCCCCAGAGCACGCCGGCAGACACGCCCACGCCCATCGCAAAATGTTCCATCAACAACTCAGTAAATCCGGTGAACGCCGAACCTGGTCGCGACGGCATCACCTCGACCTTATCGCCGTTCTGCAAATATCGCAACGCGCCGAATTCAGTGTATTCATTCTTCTGCGTCTCGCCGTTCGCGAGCGTAGCCGGCGCCGACGGAGAGAAAAGATTGCGGGCCGGCGGCGCCCCGGTCGAATTGAAGATGAGCGCGGCCTGCTGGCTCGCAAATTTTACGCCGACCTGCTCGGCCTCCAGAATATCCTTGATCATTCGTGCCGTTCGTAAGCAGGCGTGAAAGTCCGAAACTCCGCGATATTGGTCCGAGCGAAACGGATCAAAATAATGCAGAAACGCATCGCGCCCGATTTCCTCTGGATCGGTGTAAACACCGCTTCTACCGATGCGGTAAATACGATACGTTAGCGGACGCCCGAAACGGTCGACCGACACGCCCGAGAAATAGTTTTCGGCGACGACGACCTCGTTTGGGTTGCCGATGCGGTCGCCGGCCACGAGCTGCACGCGCAACTCGCCGTCTTCCATGCGACGAAGCACCGCACCGCAATCCCCGTCGACCGGGCGCGTCATCACAGCAATCTCGATCAGCTTGCGAAACGAGTGCCGGCCCTCAAAGTCGCATTTCCGGCACCAATCGTGGAAGTACTCGGCGACGATCCGGTCGTAGTCGCGGTCTTGCGTCGCCGGTGCGTACTCGCTCGGGCTGATATTCTCGGCAAACTTGAGCAAAATCTGCTTCGCCGGCGCAAAGTTCTCCACCAGATCCCGCGTTTCCCACATCATCACGACGCGATCGCGAGCGGTCTTGTGCGATTCCGCTGTGTGCGAATGGGTTTTGGGCGCGAAAATGCGGTCGGCCTGCGCCGCCTGGTACTCAAATAGGTGCCGGCGCACGCGCGATTCCATGCGCGAAACGCCCCAACCGGGCGCGATTTCCGAGATTGCGCGCTCGTACCACGGCGCCGACGCGATGACAGCAGACGGATCAAAGCGGATCGGAGTGCTCATAGGCCGGTGAAGCTGACGAAGGAGGTTGTGGTCGTAGTTCCCTGCGCGAGCGCAAGCGCGGCGTTGATGTTCGCGAGCGCGGTCTGTACCTTATCTAGGTCAACGCGCTGCAAAGATCGGCCGTTGAGGCTATACGACTGATTTGACGCTAAAGCAGTAACGCAATCGATGTAAGTCGATTGCAGGCTTTGAAGCGTCCCGAGCGGTAGTCCGATAAATGCGTTTCCCATGTGCGCGCGTGCTAACCCGCGCGCAAACGTCAAACCCGCCGCCTATTCCGGCGCGTCGAGCTTGAACCGGACGACTTCGGTGATGATTCCAAACATCACGGCCATCGCCGAGCAATCGATCGCGTGATTGAAGTTTTGACGCACCTCGACGTATTTCCAGACGCCGGGGCGAACCTGCTCCTTTACCTCGGATTTCAACTGCTCAAGGTAAAGCGGTGGGCAATCTTTCGGCATGTTCCACGCGAACCCCTTCCCGTTGATCGCGTTGAATAACAAATCCTTTGCGTGGTCGGGCGAAACTTCATAGAACGGAACCGAGACGCCGCCGCCGATGTTGCTGTATTTCGGCTCGTTGTAGGGATAGTTGTCCAACTGGCCGGTCGTTTGGTTAGTCAGCGTCCACGTCTTCCGCGCGCCGCCCTGCATCCCCCGCCAGCCGTACCGGGCGCAGTCCTCGTCGGTCTTCGCCGGCTGATATTTGCGGTCCTCAACCACGCATTGGTCTGGCACCCGGTAGCGTTGCTGAATAGCGCGCAACTGCTCGACCGTATCGACTCGGCCAAACCAGAACAGCGTAAATTCTGACGCGCTCGACCAGGCGCCGACAAGCGCCCACCAATGCGTCATCTGCCGGTCGATGGTCATGCAGCGCGAAACCTCGTCGGGCGCGCGCTTCGTGCCGTCGAAATAGTCGGCGATGGTGTAGGTTGATTCAGCGACCGAAAGCAGGTTGATCGCGGTCTTCTCAACCCGCCACGGCTTTGCCTCGCGCTTTTGCCGAAACTTCATCATCGGCTCGGTGTTGCCGGTGCGCGTCGCCTCGTTGCAGGCGTCTAGCCATTCGGCCGTCAAGAGTTTCATTGATCGACTTACGATTGAGTCGACATGAAACGACCGATTGGTTGCCGGCGCCGTGAGATTCGTCGGCACGTATCGGCCGACGCGCTTCCATCCCTCGCGCGTCGCATCAGTGTCCGCCGACTCGTGCCCGCAGTGAGGGCAGCGGAACCGGCACGACTCGACCGCGCGCCCGACGTCCCAGATGTCGTCATCACCCTTCGCCGCCTTCTCCCACACCACGCCCCCGAGGTTCTCGGCCTCGGGCGCAGCGTCGGGCGCGCGGATGCCGAACGTCAGCGGGTGAACCCTTGCGCACGACGGGCAAGGGGCTGACCATTCCGCAGCGTGTCCGGCGCGAAAAACCCGCGTGTCAACGGTTGTTGATTCTCCCGAGTCTATCCCGGCCTGAGAAATATTAAACACCTTGCTCGTGCCCATCGCCTCGTAGGCCGAAACGCGCCCGACCGCGTCCGCGTACACTGATTGCCATTTCGGGTGCCACAGCTCGTCGTTGATTTTGTACCGGACAGACTGGGATTGCTGATCGGAAAGGTTGGCGGCGTTAAGAATAACCGAAAACCCTCCGAAATAAATCTGTGTGATGGTTCGGAACGGGCCCGGTCGCGGGAGCAGCGCGGCGACCGGCCTGCAATTATCAAGCACCGAGTTGAGCCGCGTTTTTGCGTGCTCCTCGGCTTTGTCGTCGGTGTGAAAAGTAAATGTCAGCGGACCTGGATCGTTCACGATGAGCCACGGAATCCAGATGTCCGCAATCATCGTGCCGCCGCTTTGGATTGGCTTGAGAAACGAAACCGTGCGCACCGTCTCGTCTTGCAGCGCGTCGAAAATATCCTTGAGCCATGGCGACGTATCCACCGAGAAAGCGCCGCCGGTCGCGTAGTTTCCAATCAAATTGACGTGCTTCCGCGCCCACTCATAAATCGGGGACGTGTCGGGCTGCGGAAAGCTGAAGCGGCGACGAAGGAATGCGCGCCTGTGCGCGGCCTGATCGTTTGCCTGCTGCTCGACAGCGGACAGCGGCGCTGCAATTACTGCTCCTTCGGTTTCCATTCGTCGATCCCGCTGTTGCAGACCTCGCGGATCTCGGCGTGAACCTTGCGCAGTTCCGCGCGCGTCGCCACAATGTCCTTGCCGATGAGTCGCGGCGGCGCCTCGACCTCCAGCTTCAGCTTCAAAAGCTGCTCCCAGCGCGCCGCGAGCCGCGCGACAAATTCGCCCATCTCGTCGAGCGGCATCGTTTCGCCGCGCTGCACTTCGAGTTTAAGCTCGGCGAGAGCGGCCTCGGCGGAAAGTTTCTTGAGCTTCTGGGAGGCAAGGTCGCCCGCCGCGCGGTCTTTCCACTCGCGGTAGAAACGGAGGATACCGCGGAGGGTCGGCGCGTACTGGTACAGCCCATTTATCGGCTTCGGGAAGAAACCCTCATCCGACATTTGCCGGTGGCGACGGTCGGTCAAGCCGGTGAGCGAGCGCAGCGTGTCGCCGTCGATGGTGTCAGGCGGCGTTGGCATCTTCGCGCTCGATCTTTAGCTCCGGGAACGCATCGGCCATGCGTTGCAGGATCACCGCGCAATAAGCGGGAGATATTTCGATGCCGTAGCATTTACGGCCGAGGTTTTGCGCGGCGACCATTGTGGTTCCAGAACCGAGGAAGCTATCCCAAATAATATCCGAGGATCGGCTGCTGTTCTTGATCGCCCTCATGGGAATTTCAACCGGCTTCATGGTCGGGTGCTCTTGGCTGGATTTAGGCCGTGGAACATTCCAAACCGTGTCTTGCGTTCTGTCGTCGATGAAGTAGTGCGCTGCGCCTTCGCGCCATCCGTAAAGAATTGATTCGTGCCGCCAGTGATAGTCTTGCCTCCCCATCACAAACACATCCTTGACCCATACGATGCACTGCCGGATCGACAACTCGGAAGCGCGATTTAACGCGCATCTAAATTGCGTTTCTGTGTGCCCCGCCGGGGCACACACGTAATACGATCCACCAGCCCTGAGCGGTAACACGCAAAGGATAGAGTCGAGGAATGTGTCAAACTCTGTGTCGGGCATCGCGTCGTTCTGAATTGTGAGCGCATCAATCGTCTTCCCGACATACGCGACGTTGTACGGAGGATCTGTGAAGACCATGCCTGCTTGTTCGTCGTCCATCACCCGATCCACGTCCTCGCGCTTTGTCGAGTCACCGCATAGCAGCCGGTGATCGCCTATGCGCCAAAGCTGGCCAGTATCGGTCTTCCACTTGGCCCGCAGTTCCTCGGCATTGTTGATCTGCGGTTCCGCGTCGGCGTCGCCCTCGGGTTTTTGTGAGTCGAGCAGGTCATCAAGCGCGGGTGGCGCAAACCCGGACAGCTCCATGTCGGCGCCGGTGTCCTTTAGTTCGTCGAGTAGCGCACCCAGATCGGGCAACGAAATTTCCGCCAGCTCCGCAATGCGATTGTCCGCAACCATGTCCGCCCACTCGTCCGCCTCGGTCGCGTAGTCTTGAATGTCAACCGGCGCCTCGGTCAAGCCGGCCAATCGCGCGGCCTGCAAGCGGCCGTGACCCTTGATGACAAAACCGGAACGGGACGAGATGCAAATCGGTGAGCGCCAGCCGTTGACGCGGATGATTTTGCCGAGGAGCCGCAACTGCTCGGGCGGGTGCCGGTTCGGATTGCGCGGATGCTCAATCAACGATTCCAGGGCGCGCATTTCATCGTTGGCGCAATGAACGGCTGGACCCTGTGCCGATGCCCCTGACGCCACAGAATGCGCCAAATCGACCGGAAGCGGGGTCTGTGGCTGGATTACGGGCGTGTCGCCGTGTAGTTTGGTAGAAACTGAAGTCATTTGTAAAAAAGTTAATCGCGTTTTTTGGCGATAGGTTCAAAAACC